GGTTGTAGACTTTGTATATAGCAAGAAATGAATGGTGCAGAGTTTACTAAATTTTCAGAGTTACCTTTAAGTATTGTTGCAGCCATACGAGATACATCTCCGTATCTTGCTGGTACTTTTATGTAGTAATCAGTTGTTCCATCTTTCAACTTTTTTCCAGTTTTAACATTGAAACCACTGAATATACGAATGAATTGTAGAATATATCTTCTTACTTGTTCATCATAAAAATGTAATTGTCTTATATCTGCCATTATTCATCTACCTTAGGTCTAACTGCTTTGGAAAGATTTACCCGTGAAATTATTTCTGTTCCATCATCTAGTGTCACTTTACCATCATTGTTTATAAACTTATGATGTAGATAGTTACCAACTTGCCAAGCACCATCATCATCTTCAATTTTCCACCATTTTTCATTTCTATACTGAAAAAGTCTGTTAGGTTCGTAATCAGTTCTTAGGAAATATGAATTATCAGCTGGATCCATTGGGAATTTATTCCCTCTATCTACTGTTGCATAGTTCACATCACTTGGGTGTTCTGAATCTTCAACTGCATACATCAAATTGTTTTTTCTATAATCATAGTATCTTCCTGGAACATTCTCTTGTGCTTCATCTACAATTGCTTCATTGATATTAAGTTCTTTGTTGTAAGTTGATAGAAGATTTTTTAAATCATCTACTTCCTCACCTGTTCCAAAAATGTCTGAATACTCTTGTGTATCTTGTAATTGCTTACAGCGCAAACGCCAAATATGAGGCCACCAACCAGGATCAAACCCCTCTGCAGCCTTTGTTCCTTCTTGTACAACCCAGTATTGATTTACTGCCGCTGCTTCTTCGTCAAGTAATAAATCATCTCTCATATGAGGTAACTCAATAACATCGCCTGTCATAAGTTTACGACCAATACGCTCTACCATATCATTTAGGTGAACAGAAAATATAGTTTGGTCTGTCCCCAAGAACATTCCAAATTGACTTAAATCAAAATCTTGGTCTGTTACAGTATAAGCACCGCGGAGTTCATACACTACAGTTTCATATCTTCTATCACGATTTTCCATGAATAGCAAGTCCTGAATAGGAGGGTTTGCTGGATCATAGTTCTCATCGTTTTCGTCAACTGAACCTATATATTTGTGTACAAGTAAAGCCGTACCACCATGTTCAAAATGGGCTTTTACCATTTTGTCAATGAATTTGTAGTCATTACCTTTGCGTGGATTCCATAAACTTAATCTTGGCATGTTTTTTTCCTTGACTTATTACTGTATTTATCTTATAGTGTAAATAACATATGGAGAAATATAATGAAACATGACGGTACCATAGTATTAAGAGGTGTACTAGATAAAATAACTATAGCACAATTTAAACTCTGGGCGACAAATCCAGAACGGTATCACCGTGGTAATGGTGTAGACGGAAAATATTATGGTGAACATGACGGCAACCGAGAGTATGATGTTTGGTGGACAACTCAACCACCAAAAGAAATGTGGGTACCTGTAGTAGTAAAATTAAAAGATACTATCAATCATTTATTTGGTCACGAAAATTGGGATATTCATGTTGTAGATTGTATTACTACACGACCGAGTTCAGATAAAATTTATGCACACATTGATACACCATATCGCTTTGAAGAATTTTCAAAGGTGAATGAAACTTTGGGTGTTCAAATTATTGTGCCGTTGGATGTATTCACATTAGAGAACGGTGCTACTGCATATCTTCCGGGATCATACGCAGAACAAATTGATTACAACGATTTAGAAAAAAATAGGGATCATTATAATCATAGATTGTTAACAGAAGGACAGCAATTCTTATCAAAGCCCGGTGATGTTTTAATGTATGATGGTCGCACTCTGCACTCTACAATGCCAAATAAATCAACAGAATTTCGTTCTGCATTGCTAATTAATGCTCTAAAATCTGACATCATTGACCGTGTTCAGGAACTTGACGGAAACACAGATTTTGTCAAAAAGTAGAAAAAACTTGACATTTCCTGTAATTATTGTATTATGATTCGTAAATAGAGTTTGTAGGAGCAGTTATGGCAGCATCACTTAAACGAAAAAAACCAAATAGACCAAGAACTCCAAAGTTCGCAGACGAGAAATATACTGGCGCAGAACCAGAATGGGTCTATGCGGAAGATATGAGTGCAAGAGAGTACTACAACGAAAGATGTAGAACTATGTTCTATTACAACTATTACTTTACACCAAAAGATGGTAAGCCTTGGGTAATAGAATGGATGAAGAATAACAATTATACAAAAGAACAAATCTCTGCTGTCAGAAATGTATCAGATAGTTGGATTCCAATGACTGTATGTTCACTTTCCCGTGCAATGAATAAGGGTATGCCTAAAAATCATAGTGGCGTACCAGAATATCTTAAAACTTTAGCGGGTGTGTCTTCTAACGCATTAGTTGATGCAGATGTTTATTTAAAAAATAAACTAGAAACTATCATTGAACAGGGACTTAAAAAGAAAGAAGAGAAGCAAGAAAACTCTAAATCTAAAGAAGTAAATCGTCCATCTATTCAACAGTTGCTCCGTGAAAAGGCAGTAGAAATGGCGTCAGATATTGATCAGTTCATAGACGATTATGATTATAAAAAAGCCACACTAAAGAGTTTTGATCCACTAAAACTTCTTCGTAAAGTAGAAGCAAAAGGCAATCATGCAAAACATATCAAAGATATGTATCAAGGAGAATATGACGAATTCAATCTACTATTGAATCCACCAAAGAGAATGTCAGACGAAAAAAAGTCAGACTATGAGCAATTAAAAGAAGGTTATAATCATCTTAAAAAAGACGAAGCAAAGCAAATGTTTTCTTTGTATCAAAGCATCATAGATGCATGTGATATGATTATACAAGAAAGCAAAGTAAACCGTACACCAAGAAAGAAGAAGCCGGTAAGCAAAGAAAAACTTGTCGCTAAAGTAAAGTATTGTAAGCAAGATGCAGCGTCTAAGAGTGTTAGTCAAAAGCCATTAGATTGCTTAGATGCACAAGCAGTTATAGTTTACAACACAAAAAATCGTAAACTTGGTATCTATTATCCAGCTGAACATCATAGTTTGTCTTTTAAAGGTACAACATTAATTGGTTTTGATGAAAAGAAAAGTGTTCAAAAAACAATGCGCAAACCCGCCGAACAAGTTCCATTTTTTAAGAAAGTAGGAAAGCGTTCATTGCAGAAAGAGTTTGACTCTATAAAGAGTGTAGAAACTAAAATGAATGGCCGCTTCAATGAACAAACACTGATACTTAGGGTTTTTTAATTTCTGATAAATACTGTATATTGGAGATTACTTATGCCAGCAAATCGTAATAAAATAAGAAATGACATAATCAAAGAAATCAGACTGTTACTTGGTGACGGTATGATTGATATTGAACTTGATCCTGAACATTATGATGTAGCAATAGATGTTGCTATTTCTAAAGTAAGACAGCGTAGTGAAAACGCAGTTGAAGAGGATTTTTATGCAATGGAACTTCAAGAGGATGTAGCAGAGTATACACTCCCAGAGGAAATCATTGAAGTAAAACAAATCTGGCATCGTTCATTTGGTCATGGTATTTCTGGTGGCGTAGATATGGATCCGTTTGAATTAGCATATGCTAACTCATACTTTTTTATGAACAATCATATAGGCGGAATTGCAACATTTGACTTTTTTGCTCAATATCGTGAAGCGTTGAACCGTGTTGCTGCAACAGATATTAATTATATTTGGAATCCAGTGACAAAGAAATTAAAACTACTACGCAGAATGAGAGCAGATGAAACAGTTTTAGTACATGTTCATTTGGAACGCAATGAAGAACAATTGATGGTAGACCCATATCTAAAGTCTTGGATTCGTGATTATGCACTTGCATATTGTAAGCGTATGTTAGGAGAAGCAAGAGGTAAGTTCTCGGCATTACCTGGCGCACAGGGTGGTGTAACACTTAACGGTGCTGAAATGAAAGCAGAAGCAGATGCTATGATTGAGAAACTAGAATTTGATCTACAAAACTTCACAGATGGTTCTGCACCACTAGGCTTTATCATAGGTTAATGGAATTTATACTTAAAGTAATAATCTCGGGTATACTCGTTGCGAGTGTAAGTATGATAGCACAAAGAAGTGCTACTATGGCTGCTTTGCTTATGGGAATACCATTCACTGCATTCTTAGCAATGTTCTTTATGTATTTCTCTGGTGTAGATGCAGAAACATTTTCTAAATTTTCTTTTGAAACTGTATATTTTGTCTTGACATCCTTGATATTTTTTGTTATATTCGGATTAACGATTAGTCATATCGGCTTTTGGTATTCTATGTTATTAGGTTCAGCCGTGACAATCATTCTGTATAACATCTTATTGAGGTTTTTATGATTATAGGAATATGTGGGTTAATAGGTTCAGGTAAAGGCACAGTAGCAGATATCTTAGTAGACTACCACGATTTTCAAAAGATTTCTTTCGCAGACAAACTAAAGGACGGCGTAGCACAAGTATTCGGCTGGGATCGTGCTATGTTAGAAGGTGATACAGACCGCAGTAGAATTTGGCGTGAAAAAGTAGATCAATTCTGGACACAAGAAACAGGACGAGAGATTACACCTCGACTAGTTCTACAAGAGTTCGGAACAGATTGTATGCGTATGGGTTTTTATGACGGTATATGGGTCAGCCTAGTTAAGAAGCATATGATTGATAACCCTCATTATAACTATGTAATTCCTGATGTGCGTTTCCCTAATGAAATGAGTATGATTAGGGAACTTGGCGGTGAAGTATGGCAAGTTCGTAGAGGCGAACAACCTGAATGGTGGAGTTCTGCAGTATTAGACAATACTACTGGATCTGAACTTATGTCAAATTATAATGTACATCCTTCTGAATGGAAATGGATTGATACTAATGACAAGTTTGAAAATATAATCTATAATGATTCAGATTTAGATACACTATATAGTCAAGTTGAACAAACATTGTCTATGTAGTTAATTCAAAACTGCTGTTTTTTCTGTTTTTTTCATAAATACTACTAGAAATTAATTATAATTCTTAACAAGGAGAAACAGAATGGCGACATTAGTATCCCCAGGCGTATCGGTAATCGTCACTGATGAATCACAATATGTATCAGCGACACAAGGTACCCTACCGCTAGTTGTAGTAGCAACAGCGTCAAACAAAACAGATGCTTCAGGATCATCTATTGCACCTGGTACACTTCCAGAAAATGCAGGCGTTGCTTATCTTGTTTCTTCACAGCGTGAACTAGTTGAAACATTTGGCGAACCAAAGTTTTATGAAGTAGGTGGTTCTGTTGTGCAAGGGGCAGAGACAAGTGAATATGGTCTTCTAGCAGCGTATCAATATCTAGGTGTTTCAAGCAATGCTTATGTTATTCGTGCAGATGTTGATTTATCACAATTAGAAGCAACAACTCAGGAACCAGCTGGTGTACTAGAAGATGGTACATACTGGCACGAAATCATAAATTCAAACTTTGGTTTATTTGAATTTAATGGAACTGATTGGGTAGCAACTGCTCCTGCAGTTCTATCAGATGCACCGGGTACAGGTCTTGTAGAACCAATGAACAGTTCAGGTTATGCAGCACCTCGTAATACTTACGGTTCAGCAGGTGACTTCGCAGTAGTTACATCAACATCAAAAATTACATACTGGAGAAAAGTAGGAACATCTTGGGTTCTACTAGGTGACACAGGATCACCCAATTTCTCATTCAGTGCGTTTGCACCAGCTACACCGGCAGCGGGTGATGTATATGTTCGTTTAACTAAGCAAGGTGGCGGACTAGACATTAAACTTTCTGCATACAATGCAACTGCTGGTATCTTCCAAGCATTACAAGTTCCAGTATACTCATCAGACGATGAAGCACATGCTGGTGCAGTAACAAATCAAGGTGATGTATATTTAATGAGAGATGCATCTCTTGGTTACATTGAACTTCGTAGACACACAGGTGCATCTACAGTTGAAATCACAAGTGATACTGCAATTGCAGATCCAACAAATATTACAACAGCGTTCACATTAACTGGTGCAGGACTTTCAGCATCATTTAACTTTACAACTACTAACTTAGATTCAGTTGTAGTTTCACTACAGTCAAATGCAGCATTAAATGCAGCAAATGTAAAAGTAGAAAAAGTTGGCTCAAACAAAATCAGACTAATTAAAACTGATGGTAAAATGCTAACTCTAACATTTACAGTTGGTGCAGGTGACTTAGGATTTACATCTTCAAACACAATCATCAGTACTGCATATGAAACATTATCATATGAAGCAAGTTCAGCAGAACCTAGAGGTGCTATCGCAGAGGGAACTCTATGGTATAATGCAGACTTGAAAATGGAAATCATGCGTTGTGAATTTACAGGTGTAGAACAAGAGTGGGTTTCATATGCATGGTCAGAAGATGCAGATGGTATCTATGCAAACGAATTACAACTTCGTTCTGCAAAACCAACTAAGCGTAAAAATGGAACATCATCACTAGTAACAGGTGATATCTGGGTTGATACAGATGCAGCGGATTACCCAGTAATTTATCGCTGGAATGGCGCAGAGTGGGTTAAACTAGACAATGCAGACCAATCATCAACAAATGGTGTTGTATTCGGACATTACTCAGCGGATGCACCGTATGATGAATTCGGCAATGTAAACTCTCGTACAGAACATGAAAATGCACCAAATGCAGAACTGCACCCAGAAAATATCATCATGGTAAACATGGACTACTCAACATATAATGTTAAGCGTTATACAGATGGTAAGTGGGAATGGGTTTCAGGTTTAGAACTAGATGGCGCAGGTAAGTTCGGTGCGAATGCACAGCGTCACATGGTTGTAGAAGCAATGCAGGGTGCGCTATCAGGCAACGAAGGTATTCGTGCAGAAGCAGTATACTTTAACTTAATTGCAGCTCCTGGTTATCCTGAAATGATGGATGAAATGCTAGGTCTAAACAAAGACAAAAAAGAAATCGCATTTGTCGTTGGTGATACACCACTAAGATTAGAAGGCACAACAACAGCAATCAAAGCATGGGCAGATGATAATACAGTTGCAGATGCATATGCAGGCGTTTATTACCCACATGGTCTATCAACAGACTTATCAGGTAACGATGTTGTTATGCCAGCGTCATCAATTGCTCTGCGCACAATCGCATTCTCAGACCAAGTATCATTCCCATGGTTTGCTCCA